TTTACTCATCATTTTAACTCCAGAATCTGCTAGTATTACTTCTTCTTTACCCTCAACTATGTTATCTTTTTTTAGCTTATCAATTATCTTTTTATTACAACTATCAAAATATATTACTTTCTCATTTACTTTACTTTCAAATCCAGCATTTTCTTGTGTAAACTTTAAAATGTATGGTTGTATTACTGCATCAATCAAATCAATCTTAGATGCTGAATAATCATTTATAGTCCCGTAGCTTACATATTTTAGTGTTGGTTGTGTAAATACCTTGGCCCACGCATAAAAGTTCTTATATTGGCTAAAAGGACTATAAGCACTTAACCAAAATTGATGATACACTTGCGAATATGATTCGCTTGCCATGGTTCCTGACAATAATATCAATGGTATTCTTGAAAAACGTGCTTTAAATTCCTTTGCTTTATTGCTTGGTTTTGGAAAAGACGCCATTCCATGTGCTTCATCTTGCACAACTACATCAAAATCATTATCCTTAATCTTAGAAAGTGATTCGTTATTTATAACAACTAAGTCAAATGTATATCCAAAGTCATTATAATCGTTTTGAATAGAAGTAATAGCTTTCTTTTTAGTTAGAAACAATACTTTCTTAGCACCAAATAGTCTACACGTTTCCAATGCTGTTGCTGTCTTGCCTGTTCTTACACTAAAATTTAAGTACACTATCTTCTTATCTTTTAAAATTTCAATAGCTTTTTGTGATAGGTCTATTTGGTACGAACGTAATTGTTTTTTCATTTAAAATAATTTTTGTTGTGATACGTTATTATTTATACTTGATACTACTTTATTTTTTCTCTTAAGTTTTTTACTTATTTCATACAACCATATTATTTTAGGTAATCCTGTATGTATTACTGCTTCTCCATTAACAACTGCTTTTCTTAATTCATGAGAGTAAGGTCTTTCAATACTTAAACTTCTAGGATGATATATTTTACCATTCCAATCAACATACTTTGTTGGTGTTGTTAAACCTATATTTTTAAAATTAGATGCTTTATAAATAGTTCCATTATGTCCTACGGTTTTATCTGAATAACTTAACACGTAATTATAATCTGTATTACTAGCACACCACTTTATAATTTGAGATAAAAACCAGCTTTCAGAATTACAAGGAGATTCATCTAAACAGGCCATCCTTCTAATATCAATACAATTTTTATATTTTTTTTCATGTCTTGGCTTTCCCATAACACTTCCTCCTACTAACTTGTCATTTATAAACATTGCGAAACAAATACTAATACCACCACCCATAGCACCTTTCTTATAGTGAAACTGCTCAAAAATATGTCTAATATCACTAAATTTACACGTTCTGATTTCGCATTTAGTTTTATCTAGTTTCTATTTCATACTTCTTAATTAAATAATTTAAATGTCTTTTAATGTGTTCTAAGTCTTTTAAAACAAAATTAAGCTTTCCTATTGTTTCCAATCTTTCAGGAAACTTGTCTATTACTTCATTCATAGAATTAGTTACCTTTTCAATTTCTGCATCTATGATTATATTACTTAGCTTTCCATCCATTCTTTTGCTTCTATTTTAGTGTCGTACATAATTATATCTGCTCTAATTATGTTTAATCTGATTATAGATTCTTCTAAGCTATAAAATAAATCATATCTATTAGGATATTTTTCTTTTATCCAATCTATAGAATCTCTATACTTAGCTATGATACTATCAATCTTCTTAATTGCTATTATACTATCTATTGTCATAATCCTTGTAGTTCGTTTGAATCCCAAATATCCTGTTCTACCTTATTATTAATACTTCCTTCCATTATCATAAACTTTAACATTCCTCCTGGTGAACGTGAATCATATTCATATCCGTAAAACTGGCAATACTTCTTAATTGATTGTGTTACTTCCTTTTTTGACTTCGCTAGAAATGATTTTGATAAGCTAAACTTATATTTATCATAGGTTTCTTGACCGCTTAACCATTCATTTCTTGGTAATTCTTGGCAAAATTCAAAAAGTTCTTTACCTAAATCTGCTTCAAGTTTTTTAACAGGCAAAGATATTGATTTATAAGATACCAAACCATTATTAAGATACTTTTTTAAGCATTCAATCATATAACAATCAAATCTAGCCCACTCTAAATCATTCCAATCTGTAAATAAATAATGTCCAAAGAACTCAAATGGTGTATTATTAGCATTAAAGAAAGTAGATAGTTCCAATTCAAATTTACGTGCATCGTGTGAGTCTCCATTACCCTTTAAAACGTAATTAGTAGATATTATAATCTTTGGTGAATCTTCTACAGGTAGCTTAATAGTGTCTTTTCCCTTGTAAGTAATGTCAATCCCTTCCGTAATTACACTAAACAAATTCTCAAATTGAAAGTTCTTTTTTACATCGTCAAACACCAATATTTGGCAGTCAGTTTTTACAGATTGATATGGAAAGTCACCACCAAATTTAAACTGCTTGCCGTCGATTGACTGTAATTTTTTCATGTGTTTAAGACTATTCCAAAATACACCTTTACCACTTCTGCCATTTGGTGAGTCACTTATCATTTCATCGTTAAGAATAATTGCTTTATTGTTACCAGATGTTTTGTAAGAATGTATTAAATATCCTATTGCACTCTGAAACGAATTATATCTATCAACTGCAGAATCGTATTTAATTTTTTCATCTGCAGATGGTGTGCTTTCTAAGTCAAAACCACCTGATATTTTCCAAACAAACTTTCTAAACTCTGAATGATGGTGGTCTGAATCTACATACTTTCTTTTTATAACTTGATTTTCCCAAATATTAAGATTGAAGTCAGAGTAATTTTTAAGTTCCGATTTATCTTTAGTAACTTCTAAAACACCATTTTCGTAAAATAAGTATGCAGTGTCTTTTGTATCTTTAAGCACTTTAATTTCTTTGCTGTCAATCATGCTTAAATAATCCCTTTTAAAGAACTTTATATTTGAAGTCATAAGATTATATACATCCTCACTCAAGCCTTGCTCTAAGATATGTTTAAGCACAAAATCTTTAAGATCTACTTCATCTACTATTTCTAAAAATATACCATTCTTTTTAATAATGTTGAATGTACTATTTGGATTAGGTTTGTTTTTACTAAAATTATTTATTTCTAAGAATCTTTTGAACTTAAAATTGTTCAATGATACTTTGCCGTCTTGGTTTACGGACCAAAATTTCTCTTCAGGATTAATCATATTAAAATAGTTTTTGTTGTGATACGTGGTTGTTTATTCTTTGCATTGCTTTATCAAAGTATTCTTTGTCTAATTCGCATGCTGTTAAATCAAATCCGTAGTCATGGCAAGCTATTGCTATACTTCCACTACCTAAATGCGTGTCAAGTATTTTGTCTCCTAACTTTGCATATTTGTCTAATATCCATTTATAAAGTGCAACGGGTTTTTGAGTTGGGTGTATTCTTATTTCTTTATTTTTCATATCACCTTGCAACATTCCTTGCCATTGAAAACGAAAATTTCTAACTGCTGTTTTAAAAGTTGTATAAGCTAATTCACTATCTGCAAAATCTGTTTCCCCATTTACTTTATCCCAAACAATCCAACAGCTACTATTTGCATTAGGAATATTTTTTATAAAATGATTTGCTCCCCAAATAATTACATTTTTACTTACTCTTTTAAGCTCAATAAAATATTCTTTGTTTGGTGCTGAAATATCGCCTCCTGCAAAAGATTTGTAATTTTTACTTTTAGCTAATTTACTTCTTGTTTTATTCGTGCTTCCATTTTCTCCTATCCCATAAGGTGGGTCAACTATTGCTAAATCAAAATAGTTGTCAGGATAACGAGCCATTAACTCCATGTTATCTTCATTTGTAATTTTCATACTATTACTTTTAAATTATCTACTCTATTATTAAATGGGTCTTTATCCAATCTAGTTACTTTCTTAAATGATTCACTAATGAACTTCCTAGCAACTTCGGACGCCAAAAATACATCTTTTTTTCTACTATTGTTCTCTAGTGTCAAAGTTACTTTTGTTTTATATTGATTGCATTTAATCGGCTTTAAGTTACGATTAGTATTTCTATTCATAACATTTCCAAAGTTACTAATGTAATAATGTTCTTCTAAGTGTTTCCAAGTCTCTTCCATTAATAACAATCTCCTTCTTTTTTAGAATAAATAGAATAATAACTTTCATACTCATATTGCTTTTGCCAATTAGAACAATCATTAACAGTTGTTATTGTAGCAAAATATGTGGTTTGATGTCCAGGGAAACTATACTTTGCCCTAACAATATTTACTATTCTATCACAATTACAGTTTTTAACGGGAGTAACAGGCTGTGGTGTTACCTCTTCTTTCTGACAGCTAAACAATCCAATTGCTAATGCGGATACTAATATTAATTTTTTCATATTATTTCTTTTAATTTATTTTGATATGCTTGACTTGCTGCTAATTCACAATTAAATAATCCTAAATGATATTGCTTTTGATTAATATTAATTTTAGCAGTCCATTTATTTGAGTTTTTATCCCAACTTACTCCTAAATATTTAGATGAAAAATTACCATTCATCTTACTGATATTTTGTCGTTGTGAAATTAATTGTAAATTTTCAACTTTATTATCTAAAGGATTACCATTAATGTGGTCAATTACTAATTTCATACCGCAAGGTGTATGGTTTAAAAACATTTCAGCAACCAATTGATGTACCCTTTTATTTTTTTGTACTCCATTTTTAGAAAGTCCAACACAATAATATCTTGCAGATATATATGGATTTAAACATCTATTTATATAAAGTGATTTGACTCTACCTAAAGAGCTGACTTCGTAAAGTCCTTCATAATTCGGAATTGATTTCCATACTTCTTTTTTCATAATTTGTTTAAATGCAAAAAGCCATCTTCAAAAGGTGCCTGAGAAAACCTTTATCGGATAGCTTTTTAATAAATTCTTTATGAAGTTCTCAGGCTTCGGTGTACAAATATAACTATACTTTCGTCAATTTGTTTCAATTATTTTAAAATATATTGTTATTTATATTGATTCTAAATAATAAGTGTAGTTTTAAAACCATGTCTACGGAACTTTACGCTATCTCTACAGTAAACTATACGGGTTAAAGTGTTGATTTTAATAGTAGTTATAAGTTTTTGTAGAGATTGGAGAGGTAAATTTCATTTTTTTTTATTTTTACCTGTTCCGTTTTATATAAAAGATTGGCATTTTACGATTACATCTCTACGTTTTTACGTTAACCCTATATTTTACTAGGGTTGTAGCTGTAGAGATAGCTGGAGAGATGCGTAAAGATAGGAGAGATGTTACTCCATCAACAATCCATTGTCGTGCATTATTTCACGAATTTTATTACGTACTTGTTCTGCCATTTCAATTTCGCTACCTATTTCGGAGTATTTATAGATGCTTCGATAGTATTGGTCCAACTCGTCAATTACAAACGCGTATTTCCATCCGTATAGTGCGCATTTTAAATCTTCGCTGTCTTCTATTGAGTCGAATTCTAGTGTTACTTTTGCCATAATTAAATTTTTATTT